CGCCAGAGAGACCATTCAAGGTCATTGCATTAATTGCAGGCATACAGTTACCTTCCTAGGTTAATTGTCGGACCAACGCTAACGCGTTGACCGCTCTGGGCGTTGACCATGGGGTCAGGTCTGCATAAAATCGCACATGCGGCATCGCCGTAAGCGCGACCCTCCGAAAGTCGAAGACTTCCTCACGGTAGTCTCCTCCTTCGAGGCACGTGGTCCAGTCATCCACACGACCGGTTTCCCGGAACATGTGGAACTTCTCACGTGTTATGGTAGAATACCAACCACCATGGAAGTCTACTCCAAATCCTGATGATAACGCCTCAAGGGTGTTACTAACAGGAAGAAACCAGTCAACGACAAAGCTGAAGGGAACTAGTTCCCAAGCAATCGAGACTGGATTAGTGAGACCAACTTTGTTTAGGTTAAACAACGTCGGATGTGTAATAGTGGCCTTCAACGTACAAGACGTCGAAGATGTCCACTCACCATCACACAGAACGTCGCCTGACCAGGTGCGGGAATTAGAGCCATTCACACGGCCCTTACCAGTACCTTCAACAAGCTTGCTCGTTCGACCGACGATATCAGACATTACTGCCTGAGTATCGTACATAGTTTGAGCAAGAGGTCTCCAACCGTATACGTACGCTAGCCAATAATCTGCTAGCGCACGGCCGCGGTTGCTGCTATGCGAGAAAGAACGCAAACTGATGCCTAAGGCATCAGCCGCTTCTTGCCACTTACCACGGCGCATACATCTGATGAATGCGGCCGCTCTCATGGCATCTCGCGCGATCGACTCCACTGATGTCTTCAACTCCCCGAGGTTATTACCCCATTGAGAAGAAGCGCCCTTTAATGAATTTTGGGCTTCAGTGATAGCTTCGTCAACGGCATTGCTTACCCAAGGTCCATGAACATTGGACGTTGAGAAAGGGAGTCTGTGCTTCGAAAGAAACTCAGACCGTATAATGTCGTAGTTCGAAGTTAAGTGATCGGTTGGATTGTCATAGACGTCATGGTAGATCACCGGCTTTTCGGCCGAGGACCTACCACCGCTATGACTCCAATTATATGCCGTTCGATGGTCACCGTGATAAGCGTTGGCCTTCGAATCAAACATAACATCAATAAAGTACGTGTTGTCGATATGATGGTATGGAACCATGGTGTGGGAATCCACATCATAAATCATCCCATCAGACCGCTCAACACGCGGCTCAAATGATGAAGTGTACGGCATATATAGCAGTCCTAAGAGTAGACTCCGATTAATATTTTATTGCTAGATTAGAGAAGCCCAAGAAGCCGATAAGTACCGGTTTCAGTGGGTTCCCAATATCCATCGTCCCAAAGGACGGTGGACGGCACCCTATTCTCCCTACGAGCGAGAATAAGTCTAGCGAGCCGAACACGGCCTTGGCCGCGACAGCACTCACTGTACCCGAGGGGG